TAGCGTCCATCTCCTTTGCACTGGTAGGTCACGGAATAGCCGGATGCGGATAGATCGTCGGCGACGGCCCGTACGGCCTCCTCAAGACACAGCAGTATGTCACAATCGAGGATGTGCTAAAAAAGAAGCCTCTACCGAAGTTCCTCCATCACAATACTATTGGCGGAGTGTTCCGCACGCTAGACTTTGAATGTGTTGGGTGGGGACGTAGCACCCGGCTAGAGATGAACGGTAGGTTTATTAGGAGGTGGAAGCTGCGAGATTAGCAGCTACCTCTGTTAAAAGTTCTTTAACAATTTAGTAAAAAAGTGTTGACTGTCGCTAATGTTTGGAGTAAAATAGAAACATAAACAAAAGAGAGGAGAAACTCATGGAACAACAAAATAACAACGATAATACAGCGATAGCTATCATTGCTCTTGCACGGGTCGCATACACTGTGATCCTTGGCTCGCTCACAGGCTGGCTGCTGAGCGTCAGAGGGTTCGATCACGGATTCTGGTGGGGAGCACTGTCTGTCATTATGATCTTGTGGACAGCGAATAAAGCTATTGAAGCTATTTCATTCATCACACTGGCCCTAACACTGAAGGACGACTAGTATGGCATCGCTAAAACAGAAGATCGTAGAGGTGTTGGACAAGTCGACTAACAACGGCATGAAAGCCAACGAGATTATGAATATCATCGAACAGGCAATCATCCAAGCGCAATACGATATGTGGGAGGAGCAACATAAGAACCGCGGCACCCCGTCAACTGCCGCTACAGACTGGGCGGTCGCGATGATAGAAAACAAACTATTCGGGAGGCTAGACGATGGAGAATAAATGGCGAGGCAGCGCACTATGCGCACAGACAGACCCGGAAGTTTTCTTTCCGCAGAACAAAGCATATGTGGATGATTACAACGGGTACGACAACTACAATGCAGCACGTAAGATTTGCGCGGAATGTCCAGTAAAGGGCGAATGTTTAGCAGATGCGCTGATGACTGGCGATGTAGAGTATGGTATGCGAGGTGGGCTAACACCACGCGAGCGTATGGGTATCCTAGCAACGAAGGTGGCGATGTATGAGTAAGACAAAGTATAAGGTGTGGCGTCCGACTGGTGAGATACATGAGATAGCAGGAGGCACAGTTAATGGATGGGAGGCAGTCGATGTTATTAACTAAATACAAAGTGCAAGAGCTAGTTGAAAACGCCAAGATTGACCTAGATGACCTTTCACAAAATGTTGGAGCTTTTCTCGAGAACGGTATCGACGACGACGATATTACGCTTGTATACGCCGCTATCGATATGATAAAGGAAAATATTATAGATGAGTTAGGGAGAGTGTCGTGATGGATCGGGACAATCTTTATTACGCAGAATTGGCAGCAAGCAGTGAACCGCCCAGTTTTAATAGAGGAAAGTGGGGGGGAATTTGACGACGCCGTTAATAATTTTGATCAGCTCCGATTTTCTACTATTATGAGAAAAGATGTGAATAGCAGTGGTATCGAAGTACGTCTTTGGTCATATGACAATCGGCGAAAACAGGCAACATTAATAAATGTAGAAAAAGGGGAATAAATGAACTACAACACACCAAAACTAAACCAAGAAACAAACGACAAATGGGCGCAGTTCGACACATTAAGTGATCACTTGCGCGGACATTGTAAACACCAAACGGAGGAGAGTATGAGCGAATATAAGAAGCATATCGGGCAAGGTAACGACATGATGATTGACCAGTTGGCGCTGCCACGTGATGTATTCAAGGGTAACACTGTAGAGCCACACGACTGGGAGACACCAGAAGTTGAAGCCGTCCAGCCTGCAATGTTTGAGATGCAAGAGGTTGTGGACGGGCTACCAGAGAGCGAGCTACAAACCTACAAGGATCAGATGCTTGCAGAAATTAGTGATCGTGAGGCAATTGTTGACGCTATTAACCGCCGACTCGACACTGTACAGGCTAAACAATACACGGGCGGCGTACGTAGTGCCATCACTAAGCAGGTGAAGCTATAGGAGGCATAGATGGATAAGCCAAGTAAATACGACAAGCGCCAAACACATGGAGAAGACTACTACAAAAAGATCGGCAAACTAGGAGGATCGGCTAAAGTAAAGAAGGGCTTTGGTAAAAACCCAAAGCTCGCCTCAATCGCCGGCAAAAAGGGAGGACGCGCTACACCGTATGCAGAACTATCCTTTGTGGCAGCGGACAACATCCAGCGAGTACTCCTAAAAAACGAAAAGTTCGACGTAAAAGAGGAAAAGAGTCGCTACGAGATTACAATGAACGGTTCGGTGCTATCCATCATTCCGCGCTATAACGGCCGTACCAAGAAGGCTGTACCGCGAGACGACTTATCTGGTCGAGTTATGGCCACGAAAGACCTGGCAGTACTAGAAACGCTCAAGGTCATGATCGTAGAAGGTATGTACCGTGGCGAGAGCTAAAACCGCAAAAGAGTCCACCATCCACCAGATGGTGGTGGACTATTTAAAAATACAGTACCCGGGCGTCATATTTCGCACAGACTTTAGTGCTGGCGTTAAGATGACGATGGGGCAGGCTATCAAGCACAAGGCCTTGCAGGAAGGTAGAGGTTATCCAGACCTATTCATCGCAGAGCCAGCCCAACTAGCTGGCGAGTGGTATCACGGACTATACCTCGAGCTGAAGCGTGAAGGGGTGCGCCTCATGAAGAAGGATGGTAGCTGGGCAAACGAGCACTTTGCAGAGCAACACGCCTACATGAAACGTCTGAGCGAGCGAGGCTATCGATGTACCTTCGCGGTAGGGTTCGATGATGCAAAAGACCAAATAGACAAATATATGAATACGACAGATTACAAAGAAAGACGAAAACAGACACCAAACGATCAAATTTTCTAGAACAACGCTAGAAAGAATAGGGGGGGCGAAATGCCCCCCCTATATGTTAGTATTATACTAGAACAACCTTTAATATAATAGGAGACAAATTATGCTAGTAAATTACGGCGTAGCAGTGCCAGAATCACAGTTTACCACGACTCCAGACAAGCGTGGCGTGATTGGCCAAATTGCATTTACAGACACGGGACGCCAGTTCCGCTACTGTAAGTCGGCAGACACCGGAGACCAGCCATACTGGACTGGGATGAAGAACGACGCCACGAACAAAAACGGCAACCTCGCTGCTGATGCTAAGGTCGGTGACACTGTTATTCAGTTGAAGCCAGGTCACCAAACTGATGGTTGGCAGGATGGTACCATCCTTATCAATAATAAGCAGCTCCTTGAGTTTATCCAGGTTTCGGGCGACTATGTCTACCTTCGAGACCAACTCCTCGAGGACGTAGCAGCCAACACTGGCTGCCAGGTTCGCCCCAACGACTACGATAACCTCAAGAAGGTTACGGCAGGTGCTAAGGTTTACACCCGTAGCGCTGTGCCAGCCGGCCACTATTTCTGGTGCGAGGTGTAGTATAACTGTCCCAAACCAAGAGAGAGGCTCCGGCCTCTTTTTTGGTTTCTAGCCTAATGTTATAATGGATACACAAGCAATAACTAAATAGGAGCACAAAACATGAGCACACAGTTACACGTCATGCCAGGGTTTTGCCTGGTAGAGGTAACTAATAAATATGGCTCGAGTCTGTCTATCTCACAAGGTGATCATGGCAGCCATACGAGCGGTACACTAAAGGCTGTTTATATCCATGAGAGTGGTACAGCCACAGAGAAAGAGACAACTCTCTCGAAATTCCTTGGTAGCAAAATATATTTTACGAAGTATAACGACAGTGAGGAGATTGAAGTAGACGGCAAGATGTTTATTTTCGTCCCTGTAGACGCTGTGAATGGAGGTTCACTGGATGCCTAAACAAACATCAGTACGTAACGTGATACGTGGCGATGAGCTACGAAAAAAGATCAGTATGGGGGTCGAGAAGGCTTTTGATGTAGCTTATTCCTCATACGGCGCAAACTCTGGTAACATCATGATCGAACACCGCTACGGTGAACCTCTCGTATCCCACGATGGTATCACTAATATTGGCCGTCTAGTAGTATCAGATCCTGTAGAGAATATGGCTATCTCTCTTGTGCGCCAGGCCAGCGAGAAGACAAACCGGTCAGCTGGAGATTCTACAACTCTTACTATCGTAATGACCTACCTCGTCTATAACTACTTTAAGGAGATGGCGAAGGATAAGCCACGAGCCGTGCAAAAGCAGATTGAGCAAAACAAGAAGGCTATCATTAAGGCTATCAAAGAAAACAAAATCAAGGCTACAGACGAGCTGCTCTACAGTGTTGCACACACGTCGTCAGGTGATGAGGCTATCGGCCATTTAGTTTTTGATGCTATCAACGATGCTGGCGCTAATGGCGCAGTAACAGTGGTAGAAACACCAGAGAATAAGATTGAGAGTAAAATCGTCCAAGGGTTTACGTTTAAAAAAGGTATGTCGTCTATTGCCTTCGCTGATGATATGCAATCTATCCAGACTAAATACGACAACCCAACCGTTATTGTCATGTCCCGTATTATCAGCAAAAACGATGACATTGTGCCTATTATCGACGCCGTACTTAAGGCTGGTGCAGAGAGCATTGTGCTCGTAGCGGACGTATCAGGCCAAGCACTAGAGACTCTTGCTACTAACAAGATGAACGGCAAACTGAACATTGTCGTGGTAGAGCCATCGAGCCAGGCACGTGAGCTATTCCTTCGTGACGTAGCAGCCTATGCTGGCGCTGAGGTGTTTGTTTCACCACGCGTATCAGACTTTACAGACGCCAATATTGGTAAGGTTGAGCGCGCTCATATCACCACGACAAAGACAATCCTGTCTGGCCCAGGTAACCGGGATAAGCTAGACCAGTATATCGAGGGTATCAAGGACGATTACCGGCGTGACGCCTTGAACGGTAAGACTGTTGAGATTAGCGTCGGAGCGGCTACACAGGTTGAGCGACAAGAGCTAAAGCTCCGCATTGAGGACGCTGTAGCAGCTACCCAAATCGCTAAGGACTACGGAGTGCTCCCTGGCGGTGGTACGTTCCTCCGTGACATATACGAGAGCGACACCACTAACATGCCTAGTTACCTTACACAGCCATACACAATGCTCGTAGGCAGCATGGCTAAAGAAACAACTGAGGATAAGCCGTACACACCAAGAGCTGGTTACGATATTTACGCTGAGGCCTATCATACGGACGTTCTAGAGGCTGGTATTGTAGATAGTGCTAAATCTATCGAGGAGGCGATTATCAACAGCCACAGCGTCGCTGCGCAGCTCCTATCGATTAATGTGGCGTTGCCGTTTGAGAAGGATCAAGAATAATGGATATTGTAGCCCTTGTTATTTCAATTTGCTCCCTCCTAGTCTCACTGCTAACCGTCCGTCGTGAATCGACAGCATCATCCGTGTTAAGCCGGTCGGGGCTCTCACGGTTAGCGAGATATGCAGGTGCGGAGGAACAATATCTAAACAAAAACAAAGACACAAACAAAAGGAGCGGTATCATTGAAGCCGCAGACCCTGTAACGATCAACGCTCAATGGCGTGACGAGACAGGGCAAACAGAAAAAGACCCGTTAGACTTTATGAAGGACGTGAAATAGATGGGTGTGATCATAGATGGTATATATTACCGTGAAACACCAAAAGACGCATCACAGCGCGTCTCAAGCACTGTCACGGGCATAGCAGACACAAACAGTAAAGACAGACAGCGTGAGGAGTTTGCGGCCGACCTGATCCAGTCGCACAACCCAGATGGGACAGTAAACGAGGACTTTATCGAGTACTACCCAGAGGAAGCTAAGAAGCGCGGCCTAATATAGAAAATAAACATAAACCCAAAGATAAGAGCACCCACTACAGGTGCTCTTTATATTTACCGCTCAAGTAGACAGACCATGCTCTGTACCCCTGTGACCTCCACACATCGTACGCGCATTTTACGTTAGTTCCTACATCGAACGTGTCGCAATGTTCTCGCCCTGGGAGTATCCTTACTTGAAAAGCTCCTAGACTGTACCCATATACCCTATTATTTTGTGTAAATGTTAGTGTTTGGTCACCTTTTGCGCCTGTCCTACAATGACTCTCGGCGGTAGCGATAGCGACCATGGTGTTTACATCCCACCCGCTATATTTCGAGGCCTCCTCACGTACAGCGTCGCATCCTGTCTTTGTTGGTTGCGCCACTATAGCTACTGGGGGTTGCTCTACTTTAACAACTGGTTTCGCTACTGGGCTTTTTCTTTTCCCGCGGTTTCGCTCGTCACAACCTTGATGGTGTTGTACTTCTCAACCTGTGTACGGCCCGTGTTGAGGCCAGCTGCGAAGGCTACACCTGCTGCGATCAGCGAGAGCATTACTGCAAAGATCGCTGCCGTCATGATAGCGCTCGTCTTTTTTACATAGAGCTTGTCTACGGCGCGGCGAATCTCCTCATTTGCCCCAAAAATCACGTCTTGACTTTTCTTATTGGTTTTACTTTCTTTAGCCATGCAAGTATTATCTCCTCTCTTGCTTATGTTTGCTATGTCTCTATAGTACACCATCTAGATAATAGAGTCAACACTTTTTTGAGTTTTGTTTACAACAAGAAACCCCACCGGAGTGGGGCTCTTGGATAATCTATAGGTTAGACTACCGAATCTTGGTGATACCTGTGATAACACCCTGGCGGCGAGGTTGAGTACAGATAAAGTTACCCGATACAACCATTGCACCAATCTCTGCGAGCTGGTTCGTTGGGTTCATGAAACCGCGGAACTGCATCCAGGTAGGCTGATCCTCGCTGATAGCGCTATCGATAGCTTCCTGCTTCTGCTTCACACGCTCAAGGCCAGGAATGGTCAGGTCACGAAACTCCAGGTAGTTCTCGTTAAGGAAGAACATTTTACCCACAGGAGCTTTGTCGTCTGCCACACATGGCTTGCCACGAAAGTCGAGCGATACGAACCCAGCCGAGCCGTGCAACTCGCTAGCAGGCACAGACGTACCCATTGGAGTACCACCGCTAACACGGTTGTAGCCACGAGCAGTCATAGCGTTGTACTGGACGCTGAGCTTGTCGCCCATCAGTTCCTCGTAAAGGCTCCAAGTTGCCTTGTCGCTGAGGATCATCGTTGGGCTGTGCTTTGCGCTACCAGCAGCCGACACAGCGTCAAACTCTTTAGCCATGAGGCCGAGAGTCAAGAGGCCGTTAGCAGCAGCGGTAACATCAGCGTTGACCGAAGGCATAGTAGCACGGGTGATACCAGCGTAAGTGGTAGATGCCGTACCGTTGTCAACGATCAAGCCAAGACCATCAAGGTCGTTACCAGCACCAGTACCGTAAAGCTGAGTACCAATGAGGTTAGCGAGGCTGTTTTGAGCTTCCTCGAGCTTTTGAGCAACCAAGCGGACAACCTGGTTGTCGTTCGAGGCTTGGTTGACAGCCTTCTCAAGCTGGCTCACAACAACGCTCTGAACAACAGTAGCGGGTTCCCACTTCAGGTTTTTAACGTTGTCAGTGTTAGAAACAGCAAACTGCTCCATGTCAGTAATCGACTTACCAGTCGTGCTGTTCTTGGTTTGTGTAGGACTTTGAACTTTCGGCCCAGTCCACTTCTTGGTGTTGCTCATCACGCGAGCGGTCAAAACGTTCGAGTTGTTAACAAAGTCAACAACGCGAGGTAGAAACTCGTCCTTTGTGATGTTTTGCACTGTTTCTGAAAACTTCATTGCTTCCATCTCCTTATAGTTGTTACTAATCTGATTTTACGACACTATTGAGTGATAACCGTGGCTATTATTGGCCTAATTGCGCGTAAATGTTCTGCAATTTCAGCTTTGCGGCCTGTGGGCTATCTGTAGTGAGTGGCAACATAGACTTGTAGCCTTGAATATCTTGGTTAGACAGAGCACCGCTGTCACCTGCTGCGCGGGCTAGCGCCACTGCTAATGCCTGTTGGTTGGCCTCATAAGCTGATGCGCCTGGGTTGAACATACCAAGTGTTGCGCTATTCAAGAGATTATTCAAGACACCTACAGGGCCTTGTGCACCACCAGCCTGCTTATACATGGTCTCGATGCTAGCCGCCTTCTTAGCTGCGTCAGCCTTCTTTTGGTCATCCTTGGACGTTTTACTGCTACTTGCTTTCTGAAGCAGGGCGATCTGCTTCTGGTTCATGGCGTCCTTCTTGTCGAGCTGCTCGAGCATCGATGCGTAGAACTGTACAGCCTTCGGGTTGTTGTCTGCCGCTGCTGCCATGTAGGCTTGTTCGATCTGGTCACGATTCTTGCCACCGAACGTTGATGGCTGCATTAACTGCTGGATAGCCTGTAGCTGTTGGGCTTGTTGTAGCTCTTTCTGTTGAGCCTGAGCACCTTGCGCCCCGCCGAGCTGTCCGGAATTTCCGGATAGTTGGTCATCGCCTTGCTGTTGCCCACCGTTCATTTGACCAAGAGCAAGGAGACCAGCACCCGCTAGAGCTGCATTTTTAGCGCCGTTAGCCAACTTATCGCTGTTCTTAGATGCCAGCTGGAGCGCACGCCCACCTGTCTGGAGAGCTTTCCCTGTGGCGGCTGCTAGAGGCTTTCCTACAACTTCCTCTGCTACCTGTGCAAGCGGGTTGTTGAACGATTGCCCGCCTACACCACCAGCGAGCGGAGCCATCTTTTGCTGCTTAGCGATCTGTCCAAGAGTGACGAATGGTGATTGCATACTACGTAGTGTTGTGTAATCTACACCATCGCGTAATTGCTTCACAATGTCCTGTGTGAGGCGAGGTGATAAGTTAGCCCCTACGAGTGCTTCTGAAAGCTCTTGGATATTATCTGGGTTATTGTAGACGTCCTTTGATGCGGCATTGATACTTTTCTTTAAGTCACCTGCGTAGTCACGGACAATCTTACGAGCAGCATCCGCTCCCTTACCTGTCATGTCGTAAGCCTTACCTTCAAGCTCTTGCACGGCCTTGTGCAGATCATAAATATCAGCTTCACCAATAGCTGCTGCGCGGTTCTCGCCACGCTCTGCTAGTCGCTCTGCAATCTTTCCCTGTGGTACGTCATTGGCAGTATTAATGATATTACTGAGTGTCTTTTTCTGATGTGGTTCTAGGGCGATACTATTCTCGATAGCTTTGAGCGCTTTAGTGCGGGCCTCATCTGGAACAAGAGCACTAACCTGAGCGTTTTTGAGAGCGTTATTGTTAAAGTTGGAAAGAATACCCTCATTACCAGTCATAATGTTAGCTAAGTCCTCGTACTGCCCATCAGTAAAGCCGTATTTGTCTGCGAACTTTATAGCATCTGGAGCACGCTGCAACACCTTCTTATCTTTCACGGCACCAATGATCTGGTTGTTGCGTAGCTTACTCCCCGAATCCTCTACAGCCTCACCAATGGTGTTTAGTTTAGAAGCCAAAGTATTGTTGTCGGCTAAAGCCTTGTTTGTCGCCCCTTCTACGGCGTAGTTCTCTGCGATGTTAGGGTTAACTGGCGCTACTTTATCTACACCGTCAGTAAGTTGACGCACAATATCATTTTTAGGTGCAGCCGCGGCCTCTAATACGTCATCAACACTCGTAATAGCCTTTGGTGTAGCAGCCTCCACTACGTCATCAGCCACACTAGCAACCTTAGGGACGGCAGCTTCTACTACCTCTGGCGCAGCGCTAGCAACAGCCTTGGCTGCAATATCGTCTGCCTCATTCCGCATAAGGTTATTAAGTACACCACTACCGGCTGAGCGAGCAATGTCGTCACCGTAGTTAGTAGCAAGCCGGGCGACAATGTCGTCGCCGTACTTAGCTGCTCCCTTAGAGAACAATTTATTTAATACTCCACCGAACATTAGAACATACCCCCTTGTCGTCGTTTATATAACTCATTTAGTGTGTTAGCTTGCTCATCCTCATCTGGTACGCCCTGTTGTGGGTTGATAGCGCCCATAAGCTGAGAACCGCCATACAGAGCGCCACCCCCGAGAGCCAGCTTGCCTACCGCGCTCTTAGGTATAAGGCTACGCAAACCCTCCTGATACAGCGCCCGTGATGGTAGAGCGTCCAATACTGCGGCAGAATCGCCTCCAGCACCACTAACAGCGCGTGTGATGGCGTTTTGGCCGCGGTTCTTGAGGAAGTTACCACCAACCTTCATAGCACCTGGTATAGCACCTCCCATGATTCCACCGAGCAGTGCACCATTCAGCGCGTCATCTGTCTCGCCCGTGCGTACCTTGTCGAGACCACCCATCACAGCTCCAGTAGCAGCTGATCCAGGGATTGTGTATAGGGCCTTATTTACAGCGCCAAGCCCTTCAGCTACTTTGCCGAGCTTAGCAGCTTTAGCGGCAGCACCGATACCGGGCAGAGCGGTGAGTAACGTCTCTCCTGCGGCAGCAAGGTCACTGCCTACGTCACGATCCTTGTAGTTTCCTGTGGCCAGGTCGCTTACTGCACCGACTGTTTGAGCAATAGGGTTAAGAAAGGAACCAAGCAAACCGTCACCAAATACATTGTTCTTTTGCTTTTTCTTCTGCTTTTCAAGTTCAGCGTTAGCGTCATTAGCGGCCCCTTTCAATTGTTCACTCTTACTATCTAGAGACGACATTTGGCTTTTCCAGGCGTCATCAAACCCTGGCGTAGTCTTACGCATATCTGCGAGCAACCCAGCGTTGGCTGGATCGTTATAGATACCGTTGAGTTGCTCCTTGTAAAAGTCGTTGACCTTCTGATTGATCTGTTGCTGGTCAGCTGCCTCTTGGTACTTAGCCAGCGCTTGATCTTTTGTCTTACCAAATAACCAATCAAACATATTTTATCTCCCCCATAGTGAGCCACCACCAAATAGTGCGAGCGGCCCCCATTTAGCTACGTTGCGGAAACCTTGCGAGAGGTTATTGCCAATGTCACCAAAGTAATTATGGTTGTTAATACGGTTATGATCAGCTTGCACACGGCCGAGGCGGCTAGCTTCAGCGCGGGCTGCGTTTTGAGCGGCTGCCATCTTCTCTTGCCAGGCACGAGCTGAGGCATTTGATGAGTCTTGCCGGTCGAGCATGTACTTCTGTAGACCAAAGTTAGCCGCATTAGCTGCTGCCTGCCGTGCATTAGCCTGTTGCTCCTTCCATCGCTCAAGAGCCATCTTTTGCTGGTTAAGCTCCCAGTTGTCTCGTTGGTTATAGATATTAGCGAGAGCGTTTTCATCCTGCTGGTATTGGCCGTAGGCGCTGTTACGCTGCCCTAGCAAGGTGTTCAAGATACCCTGGAGGATGTTTGTTGTGTCTTCCTGGGTCTTGTAATTCCCAGCAGCTACATTATTCACCTCATTCATCGCACGATTAACCAACTCGTTGTAGTCAGTCGATGCATTTTGGTAGTTGGTGTTGAGGTAGTTCTGCGTATTCTGCATACTACCGAGCTGGCCCTGCAAGGCACGCTGCCTCTGAGCCTCCGTGAGCCCTGTGCCGCCATATTGCTGCCGGATACTCTCTGGCAGCTTGTTGATGGTAGTATTAATTTGGTTCACTGCGTCACGAGCAGTGTGGTAAACGCCGCGAGCTTTATTAATCTCGTCGGTATTCATGTACTTGTCACGCGCTTGGTCGTAAAAGTCGCCATAACCCCGCCTGTTTTGTAGGTGTGCGTCGTAGTTCGACTTTGCCTGGTCGGATTGGGCTTGGTAATTGTTAAAAGCCGCCTTGCTGGCGTTTTTCGTACCTTGTGCGTCTGCTATTCTTGCTCCAAAGTCCATAATTATTCTCCTTTACTCTAATTTAACACTGCTAGGCAAAGATAAGTCTGGCATTAAGAGTATCGTCGCTCTAATTCGCCAAATGATCCCTTGCCAGCTCGGTAATTCTGGACAATAAGCTGTTTATTAGCCTCATCGCGCATGTAACGCTCGTTAATTTCGGCTTTCTCGTTGATGAGGCGCTGTTGTGTAGCGATGCCGCGCCACATATAGCTATTATCGATTGCGTTCATACGAGTAATATGAGCCTTCTCTTCATTCATCTGGCGCTGCTGGAATCTGTACGCATCAATAGCAGACTGAACAGATAGAAGGTTGCGGTTAGCTACTGTTGTCATCTTGTCCCAGGCTTTGACATTCTGTAGCGAGGTCTGCCAGTCGTTGTAGCGGCGTCTAATGCCGTCCCATATAGAGTCATAATGCTTATTTGCTACGTCTATAGAGCGGCTGAAAGCGTCCTCAACGCGTTTCTTGTATGTATTATTAGTTGTCATGTATGTAGCCTGGTATCCTGCCATCTGTTGGCTGAGGCCGCGTAGCTGTTGCTGCTTAGCTAAGTCTCGCTGAGCCTGCGTAATAGCTGTACCACCGAACTGCTGCCGTATAGACTCCGGCAGCTTGTCGATCATCGTTTTCGTACGGTCTACATTAGCCTTGGAGGCATCTACATCAGCCTTGAGGTTGCGTATTTCATCAGATTCCATGTACTCTTTGCGGCGTTTCTCAAACTCCTCGCCATAATTTGGCATTGTAGACGTTGCTGCGTCGTACGATGCCTTGGCTGCGTCTGCTTCACGCTGTGCACGGTGCCACGATTCACGCGTTTGGTCACTATATCGTGTTGCATCTGCTAATCGTTGTTGTAAATCCATGTCTACCTCACAAATATGTCTTCATTAGGGTTGTATGGGAATATGTAAAACGTAAAATCAAACCACGAACCGCTTAAATCTACCCATGTTTTAGCAAATTGGTGGTAGCCACCTCCCGGTAGACGCTCTGAACGGTGTTGTAACCATGAGCCAAGCGAGCCGCGTACGTATATGTAGGTATTGTCAGCGAATATCTCGAGCTTTTTAGAGCGTGTATACATGTTGCGTAGCCAGATAGAGGGAGATACTGGGTTATTAGGTAGGGGAAGGACAAAGTCAAACGCTCCATATGACAGTGGATTCCATAGCGCGCTACCTTCTGTAAGCATGAACGGAATATCGTACGTATAATAGCCGCTACCGGGCGCACCAGGTGTGACGATATTATTAAAATCTACCGTAAAATTCTGGTCTGCATTAAACCAACGGCAATACATACGGTGAACTATATGAGCCCGCCCCATACTCATAAAGAACGGCTTGCGCGGCTGTCCGTGTGGTATACGTACAAAATCAAAGTCTTGGAATTGTGTGATAGGTATACGATCCCAACCAAAGGCATATGTCCAGTTTATTTGAGGGTTGTTAGGTTCGCTGAATATACGGGTGCTATTGTTGATCACAACACGTCTAGAGACGATCTGAGGAGTCTTATTGGTAATATCTGAGCCAAAGATAGGATACTTAGAATTGAATATCTCCTCTTTAGTAACAGGGTCGATAACTTTCAACCCGTAGTCTCTGCCGCTATATCCCTGTGCGTTTCTTGTCATATGTATATTGTAGCACTAGAGGGCGACACCATTGGTGAGCGGATAATAACAAGAGAGCGGTTGGCGTTGGGGTTTTGGGTGTCATAGGTGAACTTAAACGCTTTCTCTGCCTCACTCATCTGTACACGAGGAGTATTACCGGCATTAGTTACTAGCCCGTAAGCAGACACCTGTTTGCCCGCGATAGTTTCTGTGTATTCCTGAAATGCCCACGGTGTCACGTCTGTCATAGCCAAAGTACGCGGTAACCAGTAGGTGATAAGCCCCGCTTTATTCCCAAAATCCTTATTATTCTTAATGCCAAGCACCATCTGCGACTGGAGGCGTACGTCAACGCCAACGTCATTAAAGTCGGACGTTTCGCCCTTCTTGATAGCGCCGTAGCGCGATGTTTTAAGCCCATAGTCCCGTAGAGGCGTCCCGTAATCAAACGACAGAGGCGAGGCAGTATATGGATACTCCACTTCCTCTGCTATAGGCGTAGGGCTAACAAACACCATATTTAAATCTGAGCGTGACCCATCTGTACCATTGTAGTACGGAGGAATAGCGTTTTTGTAGTAGATATATTCCCTGTCGGCTGTCCATGTGCCTGGCTGATCGTAGAACGTTGGGTTTAAAGCCATAACGAATGGTACAAAGCCTAGGTTATGCCTCCACCTAAAGTAGTAGATAGTAGAGAACCCAGTGTTACGCGCCTCAAGAAACTCACCGCCATAGTTTGCTGTCTGCAATCCGCCCGGTAGTGGCTGTCTGGCGTCTATACCAAGCGGGGCTAGTATCTTTGCCTGCAATATAGGGAACGACGAATTAAAGAGCAGCTTATTATCTGGCGCTGTCTGCGCGTCAAATCCAGGCATGGCAATTTTAACACCGTAATCTCTACGCTCTACACGAGCCATTAGAAAGCTCCTTGTGAATACCCAAACATAGCCACAATACGGCCTGAGCGATCCTCCGCCTTGATGAGCCCACGGAGCTGTGTGTCGCCCCGTGTCTCACCTGTGCGCACCTGGCGTGGTGTAATCTGCTGTTGTTGAGCTATATTTCCTACTACAGTGTTGTCTATCTCCTCAAACTTGGTAGTGAGCTTCGTTTCTTTAATCTGAGAAAACGATGTTTCAAGACTAGCCGTGTTAGGATTGTAGACTGAGTCTGCCATTACAGTTTCATCTCCTCCCCGAGTGTTCGGGCGTTAAGTTGAACAGATACGATTGTAGGCGGCTCCGGTGTGGCGTCTGTTGTCGTGCCATCAAAGCCGAATGTAATCTCTTTAAATCGCTTATTTATCTCCATACGGACGCTTACATCGCCTTCTGTAGCTGTTTTCTTGCCGTATACCCACGGCTTAGCGTCAATCTTGTACTTAGGAATGATTGTAGCGCCCTTAGGTAGCGCACGGAACGTTACACCCATGCGGAGAGCCTGCTTGTCAGCCCACGGCACACCGCCATCATACATGAGCGACTGGTAGCTAAACTTTTTGGCTGGCTTGCTATTATTGTCTACAACAGCTAGATTGTAACGCGTACTGCCCCCTGTCTGTATCTGGTAGCTAAAGTATAATGTGTCCCCAAAGTTCCAACACCCACCAAGCTCATACGTCACGTCAGAGGTATTGTAGTTCCCGCTTACCTCTGGCATATTGTACGAGTAGTAGAACGACTCCGGATAGTTCTTATCCACCGCGCCCCATGAGTAGATACCGTGCCTCATCGTATAGAGACTGGTCTTACTCGGGAAGGCGAACAGCATGATACCGCGTCTCACTGTCATACAGTGCGGGTAAATATCAGTCGTGTCTCGTCGCTCTGAGTACTCGCTATGGCTGTCATTGAGCGTACGCACCTTCGTAAGCTGTTTAGCTCCTGTGTAGGCGTACATAGCGCCATCGATGATCGTATAGGTAATGTTCTGGTAAGTGAATAGGCTCTTTGGTTCACCCATTGGTGTATCGATCTTAAAGTTTAGCCCGTCTGCAAACCCATCCCAGAAGCCGAGCATCCCCTCTTGGAAGGATCGCCCAGGTACAGTGCTCACCTTCTCGCATCCTAACACGACATACTCGTCGTTGCTGGTAAGCGTTGTCACCTCCATACCATTCTCGACAATCACACGGTGGCGGTTAAATTCAGTCTCATCCACCTGTGTTAGGCCAGAAGGAAGCCAGTCGACTAGGTACTGGTCGTTACCAATAAACAGCTTACTACCACCCCAGTTGATGATTGGATGACTCTTACGTGTCGTGCTGGTGAGCAGTGAGGCGAAGTATTGGAAGTGTAGCCCGTACATTTTGTCCTGTTCATACGTTTCAACGCGCCAGTTACCGTCGCTAGCGTACATGTGGATATGGTACTCTGTACCGAAGTTGGCGTAGTCGCCGACCTTGGTCTCTGGGAAGTCGAAGTAAGTGATCTGCCCCGTTTGCACCTCGCTGGCGTTTTTGGTGGCGTGAGCAATTTCCTTGTTTTGAGCGTCATGCACGACAAGGTGCACTTGCCCACTACCCTTAGCATGGAATCGCACAGAGATACGCGTCATAGGCGATTGGTCTGGTAGAAAAATACAGGTGTTCTCCTCATTCTCGATAATAGAGGTAGGCAGCCCGTCGCTCTGGGCTTGGCCGTTGATACTACTCCATCGGTTTGTGCCACCACCAATCCATTTGCCGTCGCGGTCTTTCACGAGGATCTGGGCTACTGTAGGATACGAACTGGCCTTACCGGTAATAGTATCAATGAAAGACTGGTTCGGTGACGTGGCGTTAGTGTACGCGTAGATACGGTCATTCCCAGTGATATAGATAGCATCCTTTAGCCTCCAGTAGGTGAGGTCTCCAAACGTTCCACTAGTCCAGCCTGGGAGAAAAGCTGCAATCGTAACATCATTATTTACGTCGATCCTGTATAGCGTGCCAAACCTGTCAATCCCCCATCTTACACCGTCTGGGGTTTGCGTCATATTTACAATCAAGCCGCGTATATCACCGTCGCCTAGATTGCGCGCCCCAGGTAGTACAGATAGTCGGCTCGGGTTCTTGCGCCCATCCATGCACTCTGAGTCACCGTAGCTATTCTTGATACCGATCTTACCATCTGTACCAAAGCCACCATAGAACGATGTTTGGCTGATGATTGTATCGCCTGTGTTGCCTGCTGCCATTACCAAATACTCCTTACTGGATCAGTGACCCGTTCCCGGCCCATCATACTGCTACCACCCTGGATAAAACCAGAGGTTGTCGTCATTCCGTAGACTGTCTTGTACTCTTGCACCATGTTGTCAAACAGTTGCTTGTACATATTGGCGCTATCTAGGTCTTTACGCATCAAAAAGTATTGCTGCGCGGCGTAATATACGGGCGCTTGGTGGTACTCCTCGGGGAATTGTGGGCATTGACCTATTTTTACACGTGTCGTCGCTGTGAGGCCCTGATATGGCGTCTCAAGGCGTATTTCTCGAGCGTTTACAACCTTAGCTACCTTGTACCAGTTGCCATCGCTGCCATCTGTGACTTGTAGCCACCCGTTATTCTCCATACTGCGCACAAAACTGTCCTGTGCGGCTGTAACTCGCGGGCTATTCTCTGTTAGAGACACGTTAGCCTCACGGTCAGCCAGCCCCAAGTCTTGCATACGAGGCTCAAACGTCACAATCATACCATTTGACACGTCTTCTGATGGTGCCGGGAACAATTCCATCTCTGTACCGTTCTTGATAATGAAACATTCAGGCCTTCCGCTTGATTGCCCGCTTGTGATCTTGTGCCACTCCTCAATACTATGCACTGGAGCGATAGGATAGTAGCTGTCTCCGTCCTTAATACGCACGTCTACAACCCGTACCATGTCCCTAGGGAAGCGATACAGTGATTTACCCTGAATTAGGTTGGTCTCACGCTCCTGGCGCACCCAGTACCGTCTCACGGCGTTTTGAAATAGCTTAATCCCGGTGTTAATATCTGAGACTGCTTTGCGCACCTCTTGTATATTGTCCTCATCGACGTTAATGAGGCTGATTACGTCCTGTTTTAGTTGCGAAAATGTCAGCATCTTTTATTCTCCTTTCTTTAATCATACACTACACGCCGCCACTCTTGCTCATCTCTAGTAGTAGATACCGGTTTTCGCCATTGTGAGGCGTCCTCACGCCGTCTGTCATGCCAAACCTGGTCATTGCTACGAATATACTCGTGTTGTCGCCAAGCACCTGTGGCCTCACTAGATACAGGTAGCTTGCGCCATTCTTGCTCTATGCGCTGTTGTGGTGTCAACCACACGTCAGGGTTGATTTGAGCCCTCCTAAAACGCATTACTGGTGACGTGATTCGGGCTAACGCTAATACGGTCATAGGTGACAGTGTGTACCGCTCAATATCCCTAAACGAAAGATCAGGAGCGTTGATTGTGGCCGTTGCTGTTATGTATCCAGGAGACACCAGAGATGGGGGAGGGGCTGTATATGTTATACCGGGTTTGCTTATTTCAGCTCTCGCTACCACTGTTGGAGGCAAAATATAGGTTTTACCAGGCTCCTTGTATGTGACGGTTGGTTGCCATATATTGACACCAGCCCATACCTCTCTAGCGGGTATGATGTATTTAGCTTTGACGGTCGGCTTTGTTATCTTTGCCCTTGCCGTAACGTCTGGAGTTGTCACGTCATATGATCTAGCAACCTTCACCGGCCACACGTAGCCAGCGTTGTAGTAGCCACCGTACGGGTTAGCGCTGTACGTATAGTCACTAGTGTCTTTAGTGTGAGTTGGGGCAGGCCCCATGGCAGTATCGCCGTAATTCTCGTAGGAGAGCCAACCATATTCAACCGTAGCGCTATGGAATGTATATAGTCCGGCTGTCTGGCCTATCTTGCCGGGTGTTATCGACGACGTTATCTCTCTACTCCAGGTAGACGGCTCTCGTGCACCGTCGTTCCACACCTTGTATTTAATATTCTGGCCATTCCAATTGACTCGCACCCAATACCAAGTGTTCTGCTGATGATTAAATGGATACTCTGAGCCTCTTATTGTTCCTGTCTTGTTATCATACACAACGAACCCAGGCGTGCCTCTGTCGCGCAACAAGCTAACAGAATATCCGTTGGCAGTATCCTGGGATTTACCGGTAAACCTAAAGCCAATAACACCGATGAGGCCGTCGGTACCGATATACCTAAACTTTGTTAGTATTTCGCCGTTGTACCAGTTTAGGCTATGCCCAAGAGGTGCATAAAAATCTGTTCCTTCGTTATTTATACGGATTATACCGTCTTCAAACTCGAGATTGCTGTTACCTTTGTATATCTGTCTGCTTATCGAGCTTTGCGCTATTCTCTGGTTGTACACGAACGTAGCCATAGACTACCCCGCTACAACTTCAAAGTTCACAACAACATATGGTGGAATGATACTGAATGGCTGGTTGTTACCAGTATTATCGACAGACCCGCCAGTAAAAGTATTTATACCGCTGTATATCCTATTATCTACCGCCTGAAACGCAAGTGCTTGGCTCCCGTTACCAAGCCTCTCAGACTGCCAAGCGTTTTGTTGGTAGTTTCTTGGAATAAGCGCTTGAGTTTTAGTACCACCCTTAGACCCAAGCTGCCCGAGTATTCCGTCATACATAAATGGGGCACGCCCTCTCATATCATTGAGAGTAAAACCTGCATTATTGATTATCGTGCCATATACTGGGTTACGGCGGATATGCTCTGCTAGTAATGGGTATTCTTCTATATTGTAGGTGCCCCCATCCATAAAGAGACGCCCAGAGCTTGGCGTAGAGTTAAGCGTCATGAATATATCACCCACTCTAAGACTCTGCTCGTAATAATGACCAATAAAGAACAGCGCCCCAACAGGGAATGATTTAGCGGATGTGTTTTTTTGCCCTCGTAACACCTTATATGAATCTGGCCCGTTCTGCGTGTCCACATAGACTATCTCGCTATTAGCAAACGTAGGTAGCTGATCTTTCGGCGCTATCGTAGCGTAAAACGGGGAGAGTGAAAATGAATTGATATTGCCAGCTTGTAGCGTAATTGTTGTGTCGCTGGCGCTGATTTGGTTTTTAAGGAATCCAATAGATAGGTTCGACATTACGCCCACTCCTCGTTATAGCGTTTTTTGTAAATATAGCGGTAATCAGGTATTTCGTCCTTTTCACGGCCGCCTGTAGCAACACTAAGCGGTGTCTCCCCAGGCTCTTGGTTAATTTCATCGTTCACTATATTCACATTATCTTTTGTGAACTTCATGAACTTTTCACCTAAAATGAGCGCCCTCGGATAAAAATATCCAACAGGCTTACTCGACAAAAACATCATCCCAGAATCATTATCAACATCGAGATATGCGCCGGATTTTTTATCCTTCACAGCCGCGGCTCGTCCCCACCACACCTTATTGTATAGCAGAAACTTATTCATCCCGGCGGCAGCTCCGCTGCTCTTGATATGGTTCAAAAATGGTGCACCATACACCCCTCTACGAGGGTTCTCCACTGGTATAACAGTATCAACTCCTTTATGATCGCATATGTATAGCGTATCTTTATAGATCTTTGATAAGGGGAGCGCCTTGCCTACCCCCGAAAATACAACATCTCTAGCATTCTCGAGGTCTGCTTCATATGCCTTTACGTAATCGTCAAAGCTACTCATACTTACTGTACCTCCATCCCGATAGCAGTAGCGCCAATATTAGCTGTACCACCTTGTGACATTTGCACTGGAGTAACCTCTACAACTACAGACAGCTCTTGTGCGCTAGTGTTGGCATATACAACCCACTGAGCATTGCCAGTCTTTGTGACAGGCACGTCATTAACGGCTGGTATAGTAACTTTTTTCTCCCCGGCTGTTGGCACGGTAAGGTTGTACGAGCCGATATTCTTACTACCTAGCGATACGGTGCTGAGCCCTGCATAGTTAGCTGGCTCGCTCGAGCATACATGTACTACGGTTGCCCCTTTGATCCTATCTACAAATGCTTGCCATGATTGTATTGATACTTTGTTTGCCATATTCTATCCTCCTAGTTAATCTTGTAGGCAGTGCCACCTAGCTCTTTAATCATATTATCTTTTTTCTTTAAGTCTTCCTTCGTGAGCAGCGCTGGGTCATATTCTGAAAACATTTTATCTTTGCCGAGTAGCCCGAACTTAGTAAGTACGATGTATAAATCTGGCATATTCTGCGGATTGCTATAAGCCATCTCGCCAATCCTCTCAATGACATGACGCCCGTGTTTAGCAGACATAGACAATACGCGGCCGTCCACCCACGACTTGATGGGTTCTAGGGCGTAGAGAATCCCTAAATCATCGCCCTGCTTCGACTTAATACGGACGGAATCTAAGGTAAACTCAAGATCAAACCCGAGTATCCTCATGTCGTCTATCAACCATTTAAGTAGGTTTGTGTTCATTATTTCTCTCCGTTTAATTCTACCTCTCATTATACACGTACATAACAAAAACCAGCCCTCACCAAGATAGCTTGGTAGGCTGGTTGTGCACCTCTATAATAACACAACGCCCCTGGCTTTTGACCACGGGCGCTATGTATAACCACAGTAAATTAATTAATTATACTTGTACAGTCGCTCACACGGCGTCCGGACTCCGGATCACGCTGCATAAAGCATTATACACCTACTAGATCAAATAGGCAACAGTAATTCATCAAATTCCCCGACAGTATTTACACCAGAGAATCCAACAAACTCTTTAGATAGCAGAACAGGCTGAGCGCTCACGATCTTGTACTCTGTAAAATAGACTTTGCCAGTCGGCGCAGTGATATACGCGTCCCCATCCTTCTCAAAGGTCACCACTGTTGTTTGCCCGTTCTTGGTTACAGACATTCGGTTGATATACAACCCACGGCTTGCTCCCCGTGGTATATACCGTGGCTTTATCACTTTCTGAAAATCCTCTGGTGGCGTGATGGTCACCTCGCCATTTCTCCACTCGATCATAAGACTATCTTGCATACGCTAATATTATAACCCCCAGGGTACCTGAGGGTCAATAATACAACAGCTAGTTGTGAGCTATTTGGTTGCGCCAGCTTTAGCCGCCACAGTCACAAGACCAGCAGCCTGGAGGCCAAAGGCGATACCTTCGTAGAGCACCTTGTCGGTAAAGACAAAATGCCCAGTGACAAAGTAGTAGCCGATGCCTGCTGCGATAGCGAGGAATACCTTAGCGATGCCGCCCCACTCCTTTTTGTTGATCATGTCGAACAGCTTTACGATTGCTGGTACGATAAGAACGTTTAGTACTTCCATTTTACTTCTCCTTTATTTTTTAAACAAACCTGTGATAGCGTCTAGGATCGCCTGCAAGATGCGTCGAATATCGCCAAGGATAGTTGTAGTATCTTCAGCCTTTGGAGACTCCTGAGGTGCTTCTGCGGCCCTATCCTGCGGCTTCTCTTCTGGCTGCGTTGGTGGCTCTGGCTCTACGTGCTTAATTTCTGGCGTTGGTGCGTTCTTGATGCGCTGCAATTCCTTGTACTCGTCACTACGGCGTAGGTCATCAGCCACCATGCCCCAGCTCCAGCCGTTACGAATCTGATTCCGGTAATGCTCAATGCCGCCTTCGTCTGCGTCACGCTCGAGAATTTCCTTGTAGAGCCGCTGAATCTCATTAGTCTCACTGTCGTAGGCTGCTCGTAGCTCGTTGTTCCGTGCGTTACGTCGTTCTGCCACTGCCTTACCTTCTGCACTATTAGCCAAGTCCTCACGGATCTGATCCCAGTTCCAGCCCTTGTCGATCTGAGACAGGTAGTGGCCGATAGCGTTTTCGTCTACGTTGCGGTCAAGGATCTGCTGATACAAGCCATTGAGGTAGTTAATCTCATCAGTCCGATCACGCTGCACAGTCTGGCCAGCCTTCTCACGAGCCATACGATCAATGCGGCCTAGGTCGTAGTTACCAGGGCAGTTCGTGCTCGTCCATGAGTTATGTGGTCGGAGTGGTAGGTCACCGTAAGTCTTACGTAGCTCTGCTACCAACTCTGCGATAACGTCGTAGTCCTCATCACGACACCGTGGATCGCACTCAATACCGATGCTCGTCTGGTTACCTACCCAGTTACCTGCGTGCCAAGCAATGTTGGCAGGGTCTACAATACAGGCTACACGTCGATCTGTACCCGTAACAACATAGTGAGCACTTACCTGAGATGCTGGGTTGCAGAGCCAAGCTGTAACACCTTCAAACGTAGGGTTCTGGCTAGGATCACCCCACCAGTGAATAGTAATACTACTGATACTGTTGCCTTGCCGGCCAGCAGTGTAGTTTGGCGAGTCATACTGCGTAATGTAGTTGTACGCCATTTATACCTCCTTTAGATATTAATACAGTTGCTATCACCATCGATCTTGTATAGCCGACGGTACGCGGTATTAGCTTCACCCTCGTACTTCCATGCTACCCATGATGTTTGGTTGCCAGAATTGTCCTTGGTATTGACGCATGATAGCTGAGGAGATGCGCCATCTTTGCCGTCCTTCCCGTCTTTACCATCAGCACCGTTAGCGCCATTAGCTCCTGCCGCGCCTGTAGCCCCAGTAGCGCCCGTAGCGCCTGTGTCACCCTTGCATCGTCCTGCCGCACAGTATTTAGCCACAGCGGTAGCTATCTGCTCGTCTGATGCGTTCTTGCCGTTTGTACCATTACATATACCACCTGAGCAATAAGCAGCCACAGCGCTCATTACCTGGGCGCTTGTGGGGTTATCCGAGCATTTGTTGGTGAGACAGTATGTCTTGATGGCCAGCGCTATCTCTGAGTTGGTTGGAGTCTTGCCGTCAGCACCGTCTTTACCGTTAGAGCCAACGATAGAGCCTACATTGCGAGCTTCTCCGTCTGAATATGTGAGTACCAGGTTGCCATCCTTGTCTATCTGAGCATTTGTGATGTTCGTGACAGGCTTTTCTACCTTCGTGCCACCTGATATAGTCACAGCTTGGCCTGGTTTGAGTGTGAATACCTTGTAAATGGTGTAACCACTGAATATAAGGCTTAAAATCATCATGATTGATAGGATTTTTAGTAGTTTTTCTTTTTTGAACCATCGAATGACGCAATTACTTCTCATCGTAGTATCCCTCCCCTACTGTTGGACAGCAATGCAATGACAATTGGCACAAATGAGGTGATAACTGCGCCGACAACAAGGCGAAACAGCCACTTATTACGGTCTTTAGCCTCTGCTGAGTCCGTCTCAAGGTCTTTCAGCCGTGATTCAATGTCTTTTTTGTACAGGTCAAGCGCATAAATAGGCACAAAGTCCTTTTCTTTGCGCAGTTCGTGCTTGGTGATGGCGTCATCGACAATTTCTTTGACTTGCCATTTGTTTAGTGGTTGATTATCCATACTGTTTTTCTCCTAGAAAGCGGAAACCCGCCCGGTTTTTCTCCTTCTTTAGAGATTATACCCCGGACGGGCTACAGATAGGGTTGCTATTTACTCGCTAAACCCTAGATCTTCCTCTTTGCTGTCCGCTTTAGCTTGACGGCCACGGCGTGCTGGCTTCTCCTCTGCCGCTGGAGCTGTGTCCTTAACCCCAGTCGTGTACTGAGCTGGGCCACGGTACGCTTCGTTGAGCCATTTAGTGCGGGCCTGCACGTCTGCAAGCATACGAGCGCCATCAGAGCTGCTGTACTGAGCGTATTCCTTCCACATGTGCTCGAGAGCCATGTAGCCAAGCCAGCCTGGCACTACCTTCTCCTCGCCAGTGTGGATGAGGAAAGCACGTTGTGCACCACGGATGGTGGTGTTGGTGTACTCGTTAGGCTGGATATGCTCCTCGTCATCGATGTGCATATATGCGAACCCTGATGGATACGGAGCGTTGTTCTTAATAACCACCATATCGTTCGGCTTGAACATAGCATACACAATGTCACGGAACGTATCACCGTCCACAGCCTGAGTCGTTACAGCGTTGCCAAGGATTTGATCCTCGGTCAGCCCCTTATTGATTTGATCCAGATTCATCTATTTTCTCCTTTCACCTTATAGTTGATCTGCAAAGTAATCTGCAATGTCAGTCAGACTGGCATTTTTACCAAAAGCCTTAGTGTTGTACTCTGGGCGATTGGCTGATGTTGTTTTATTTGCTACACGGCTAGCAGTTTTCTCCCGTGATTTGTCTTGGCTAGAACGTCGCTTGTCGTCCTCTGTCTCAAACTCTTTTGGGTTCTTAGCCTTGTAGATGAGGCCAGCTGTGTACGAGCTGATGTTCTCACCCTTGTGCTTGCGGTTGTACTCATCGCGAAAGTCAAGGATCTTATTTACTAGTTGCACGCTAGGGTCAGTGTTAAACTCCTCTGTGCCTGGCTTAGCCTTGATCTTTGGCACGATGCCGTCATCCTGGAGGCGATCCACGTCAGCAATGATAGCGTCCAGCTCTGCCTTCTCTTGCTCTGCCTTGGTTGTCTGCTCGCGATCAGAGGTGATCTTATTCATAAGCTTTTCTGCCTTGGAGCTTTGGGCGCTCATAGCACTGTAGAACTGCGCCTCTGCACGCTTGCTGGCAAACTCAAAGTCGTCTGGTAGCTGTGTAGGTAGCTTGACTGAAAGCTCCTCACCGTCCTTGCCCTTCACAGTAATGTAGTCGAGGCTGTTGTAGATGAACTTCTCCTCTGGTGTAGATTTGTTCCAGAGCTTCTCGTCAATCTCGTCTGGGCGCTCTTCCCATGGCTGAGGCTTGTCGTCTTTTTTGGGCTCTTCCTTTTTGTCTTCTGCCACCTTAAGGCCACGACGCTCAAGCTCTTTTAGAAACTCTTCGTCAGAGAGCCCTTGTGCTTTCGGCTCTTCCTCTGATTCTCCAGATTTTTTTTCGTCTGGTTCATCCTCTGGAGTCTCTTCCGACTCGTCGTCTTGCGTTTCGGTGGTGTCTTCACCCTCACCGTTGTTTTCCTCCTCTGTGGTAGGGTTATCTTGTTGTTCCTTCGCCTCATCAGTTGTTTCCTTGTCGTCCTGGTCTTGGGCTTCCGCCTTCTCAACCAACGCGTCAAAGTCCATCTCTGATAGGTCTGTGTTTGATGATGCCAATGTAAACACCTCCATTATGTTTAGTATATGTATGAATTATACCGAAATGGAGGTGGTTATGTCTATAGCCCGAGACCGGAGAGGATACCGCTTGTGCCTTGATCCTGCACGCCGCCTAGGTCGCCTATGGGCTGTGCTGGCTGATCAGGGATAGGTTGACCGTCTACTGGTGGTTGCTGGCCCTGCATCGCTTCTGGTGGCATCTGAGATGGGTCTACAGGCATTTGTGGCTGAGGCTCTGGAATCTCTGGGCTTGTAGGCATACTTGGGTCTACGAGTAGCCCTTGGTCGCTAGCCTCCTGGAGCTTCTCACGCTGGCTAAGGCTAAGCACTTCTTGGTCAATGTGAGCTAGGAGCTTCTGCTGGAGCTTCGGGTTAGCCATCAAGAACTTGTCAGTCTGGAGTTGCTTATTATGGGCTAGGATATGCTCTGGTGTCACGTCATCACGTGGCTTAGCGTCGAACCCGTTCATGATGACTGCAAAGTCAATGTAGGCTTCCTCATCCTGCACCTCGCTACGCACCTCATCCACGAGCATGTTCGGATCAGTCTTGAACTTGACCAAGCTCTCATAGCGCTCGCTCGAGTCCTTAAGGCCAAGATCCTTGAACAGGTTGTATGGATCAATAACACCAAGCTCTGCCAGCTTGACTGCAATATTCTCACGACGGCTTTTGTCCATGCTAACGGTGCTACCTGGCGACACAGCAATCACAGCGTTGTCTGGTATAGTCTCGCGGGACAGCTCTACGTGGATAAAGTTACCATCAGTGTCACGGCCAGAGATTTTGTGGTTCTTACTGTAGTATACCTTCATCATCTGTACGAGCAGCTTAAAGTAGCGATCGAGCATGTTGTCAATCTCACGCACAATCTCATCCTGGCGGCCTGAGGCTTGGCTCTGCATCATCTGTGCTTCACCGAGCGTACCAACATCACGCTTCGAGTCATCACCACGGAACTGAGACGGCGTACCAAGGATGTTGTGGATGCTGTTCTTAATGTCCTCTTTGTCCTGTAGTACGTAGTTAGGTAGCAAATGAGCTGGAATTTCACCGTAAGCGTTGCTGATAGGCTCATCCTCACGAATATCGAGCACAACAGACTGGTTAGGCTTGCCTGTGAGCTTCTTGGCGTCATCCTCTGAGATAGCACCAGAGCGGAACACCTTGATGCTGTTGGCTGTGTCAGCGTTATCGATGATCTGGCGTCCACGACGGTTCAGGATGTTCTGGAGAGGAATAGCCTGCTCGATAGGCGATGTTTGGTCAATCATGTGGCTGCCATCGTTCAGGTAGTTACAGAAGGTGTACGGCTTTGTGGGCTTGTCTGTGTAGTTACAGATAGCAACACCCTTGTTGTCGTACTCGTACATAGGGCTGAGCTTCTTGTCTAAGATGAGGTTGTTGAAATACCAAGCGACACACTCACGTGGCTCACCAGTGGTAGTGTCTGTAAACCAAATCTCGTTGTAGGCTACGACAGTGCTGAGGAGCTTCTGAGTCTTACGCACGAAGCCAAGCTCGTTCATAATTTCCTTCTCTTTCTCTGGGAATTTAGACATGAGAATGTCTACCGTGTCCTCACACACCTCACAAATAAAGCGAGGCTCTTCATCTAGCTCTGCATTACGGTCGAGAATAACTTTCTCTGGGTTGAGTGCCTTAGCTTCAATCTCCTTACTGAATGGGTTGTACATGAGCTTGATAACGCCAACACGCTTAAGGGCGAGGTTCTTGGCTGCTACCTTAATCTTGCGTGAGAGGCGCACCTTTTGGCTATGCAGGTCGACTGCGCTCTCTAGGCGTGTAGCGAGTGTCTTGCTAGCTGGAGAGTCGTCCCCTGGAGTAATCTCACACCCTGGGTCACGAGCTGATACATAGGCGATAACGGCCTGGATACCAACGAATAGCTGGTTGTCCCGGTAGTCTGCCTGGTGGTAGTAAAGCCTGTCACTGTCCTGCTTGCCTAGGTAGTAGCGTTCGTTCTGCGCCCGTACGTTGCGTAGATTGAACCCGCTCCTGCTATTCCAGTAGGCTTCTGAGTCGTTCACCCAGTACTTGAAACGCCGTACAAGCGTGGCGTCGTCTACTTCGTCGATAGATAGGGCATCACGCTCATCAATCACACCAGTGCTGGTTGTAATGTCGTCCACCCTAGGGTCTTTAAATACTTTTTCTTGATCGTTCATGCTATGTCTCCTATTTGTCTCTATCATACAGCAAATAGAGCGCCAGAGACTAGCCTTTATGTGAGCTTATCTGTCTCTACCGCTGTTGCAATATCAATTCCAATGTCTTTCGCCTCTACTCTGCCACCTGGCTGCATAGTAAATGATCGCTTGGTGAGCTTCTCAATTCGCTTTGCTGCGTTGATCAACACACCATACTCACGGTTAGCCGTCATGAGCGTATACATGAGCGAGTCTAGGGCGTGGTCTACGTTGTTCGGGTCAAGCTCCTCACCACCAGACTCCTTGGCGTATATGATGGTAGGGAGCGTGTCGATGAGGTATGAACAGTACTTGCTGAATATGAGGCCTGGCTTACCATCAGACTTATTAGCGAAAGCACTATGGATCATCTGCACTGCTGCTTGCTTCCTATCTTTCATGAGCTTATCAGCCCGTACAATGCGTGGTCGCTTCTCATCTGGTGCAAGACGGGTGAATGTATCGTTTAGCACCTTAGCGATGGTCTCTGAGCCTCCTAGGTGACTGTAGGCGTCATGTGGGAGAGCTATCAGGTCTACTGGGTCTTTGAGATACATTTCTACAATCCTCTCACACCAGTACTCTTTAGGCTTGTGGTTACCGTGCAGCTCACGGTAGATAAATGCTCTGTTCTCCTTCTCCGTGATATTGTCAAACATAGCCCACAGCAGTACGCACTCATCGTTGTAGCCCCAGTCCATTCCCATGACACGGTAATTGCTGTCGAATGCTTCTTTCGTAACTCCCCACTCACTGAACTTGGTGTAGGTATGCTTGCTCTGCCGAAACTCCTCAAACACAGCGCCAAACTGGATGTCCCAATCACCAAAGCGCCAGGCACGGTACAGCTCTGGGTCTGAGTCCTGGAGAGAGTCGAGGTACTTCACGTAATCTGGGTCGTTCTCGAGCAGGAATGGGTTGGAGTCAATCGTGGCTGGTATGTAGGCACGCCAGATGCCTGTGCGCTTATCTATAACGATCTGCCAGTGTGTGACTTGTTTCTTACCGTATATGTCTACCCAGGGATACTCCATCTTGAGCACTTCTGCTCTGTCTGGGTCTGGTGCTACGAAACGTTTCTTTACCCAGCCCATGCCTGCACCACCTGGGTTGGTTGTAGCAAACACCTGAGGGTATAGGTCTTTATACTTGCTACGAGCTGAGCTAATGAGCTTCTCGTAGCGTCCCTCGTCTGGTATCTGAGTTAGCTCCTCGATATTGATACGGCAATACTCATGCCCCTGGTACTTTGTGTAGGCTTCAGCGTCGTGAAGGTGGCCACCAATGACACGACCACAGCCTCTAGCAGAGAGCACCATAGGGTTACGGCGTAGCTTAGCGCCAAATGGCTGGAGAGCTGCTACAGCACGCTCCTCAAAGTCTGCTAGGTCTCCTGCGTCTTTACGAATGACAAGCTGGCGTGCCCTGGTATCACCAAAACGGTCACCTATAGTAGCGATAGATACATCTGTCTTGCCTCCACCACGTGAGCCACCGAATAATATCTCGCGGAATCTCTTGTCTCGTGATAACGCTATAGCGAGCTGCTGAGGGCCTGGTAGTGGTAGCCAGTAGCCCTTCTCTCGTAGCTCATCATACGTTGCTTTGTTTAGTACGGGCCAATGCGACTTGCTCATCAATCCAATCCGTTGGTAGTGTTGGTATAATAAAGCCTCTCATGATAGTTTTCATATCATCGCTGGCGTCTATCCCAATCTCTTGCTTGGCTTTGCCTTCTGTACGGTCTGCCACCTCTTTGGCTTCGGCTAGGCCTTCTGAATCTCCCTTGTAGGCACGTTTAACACGCACGAGAGCTGTCTTTTGGAATGGAGTAAGCTCATCGCCCTTTTTCTCAAATTCCTCTAGCTCTTTGAGTGTCATACGGCCTAGCTTGTTGTACCAGTATGAGATGCTGGTGTCTTTTGACCAGCGGCCTGTGCTGCGTAGCTCTGGATGATCTTGAAACCCACCTATTCCAGTTGGGTTATTGTGCTTTGCTGGCTTTGTATACTTCCGTTTTGGTTTTCCCAGCTTGGAGGGGGATTCCTTAGTCATGCACTCATTATAAGCATTTCCCTTATGAATAACAAGAGGAGAGGCCTCGCAAACCTCTCCTAGAGTGTGTTTTTGTAGTGTTTGTGTGTTTATCTCTGCTGTACTACCCACAGTACAAGAGCCATAGTAATAACCCATACTACTAGCTTGAACAGGTTGTGCCCCATGTTTGTATCATTACTCTCTATCTCTTCTTGACTAATGATCCTATAGTCGTATACTGCTTCTTTGTCTTTTAGCAGATTAGTGATAGCTGTACCGTTGTCTAATGCCGTAGTAGTATAGATACTCCATTTATCGCTAGGGTTGTGCTTGTAGAGTAGGTGGTAGTGGTACATTAGATTATCCTTCCTTTCCCTGGGTGCCTGTTTATGAGCTGGTAACGCTGGTAGGCTTGATCATGCAGGGCGATGCTAGCGGTATCACGTGTGTGTCGGGTGGTGAACGGTTCAGAGGATGCTTTATCTAGAAGGCGCACATCTTTTACCGATAGATTCTCTGTGCCGTCTGGGTCGAACTTTAGTTTTAAGGCGTAGGCTGCCTCATCTGGGTTATTAGCTTTTACTATGCGGGATAGTGTGCCTTTTAGGCTTTTACGGCGGTAGGTGATCATGTATGGTTTCATTTTAGTCTTTTGTCGATTGGCTTAATTGTTATCTATGCTTTATTTAAACACTGTGAATAAGAGGATAGGGTGGACTACTAGCCCAAGGAATAGCAGCACTACTTTTATGAGTGTTTCAAGTTTAGTGCTCGATATGGGGACGCCGTTGCAATGAGTCACATAGTCAACCTTATTCATGTCTCTCATCCATCTCTTTACCTTACTCATCATCCTCTCCTACACGCTCTACGTTAATGATACGGTAGCTATATGGCTTGCAGCGGTTACGTTCGAGGTTACGGAGTGCAACACGTGCGTTTTCTGCTACTGTCTTGTATTCCTCTTTCTGGCTTCGGCTGAGTCGCTTGTACTCGATTGTGTATAGATACATTGTTAGTTCTCCTTTTCTCGTTTGGTTAGTGGTTCGTATGCTCGTTTGAGTTGCTTGCTGTTCATTGCTAGCTCGATATTGCTGAGAGCTTCGTCTAGGTAGTCTGTTGCGTTGTCGATGTAGTATTTATCATCTACAAAATCTCGGAGGAGTTGGATGCGGTACTTCATGTCCTTTAGCTCCCAGGACTCCTCGTAGAGACGCTTCTTGATCTTCCAGTTCTGCATTACTACTCCTAGAGGTTCTTGAACGCTACTACTGATACGTCTGATGAGCCGTTGCTTAGCTCTGTGACACGGAGCAAGCTAACCTTCATAAACTCGTCTGGGTCTGCTGCTGCGACTGCGTAGTCAAACTCATTGATAGCGTCATACTCTGAGCTAATATTGGATGATTCTTGGCTGTCTTGGTATTCATACTCACTAATGAGTGGATTCCATACGTATACCTCTCCGAGCCTTGTGGTTGCTTCAATGGTGTAGTGTGTATAGATTGACATTGTGGCTTCTCCTCTTTGCCTTATGTTTATGTTTGTATTGTACACCTTGCGAGAGAGTGATGCAATAGATTCTAGCTATTTTGTTAGGTAGAATTTACAACAGCTATAGATAAAGTTAAACCCCACCGAGGAGATGGTGGGGTGTTACATGGAACACAGTTACCGAGACAGCACATTTCGTGCTATTGTTGAGGGTTGTCTCGTGGTCTTGCCGGGTAACTAAAGATGATAGCTGTTCCATGGGAAGAAAGGTATTGTGTGTCTGTGCCTAACCACGTAACAAGGAGGAACCAGGCACAGATATTATGGTTGTAGTTAGAAAGATTCTACACCACTGCTACAAGATGTGCTATGGAAGTGCTACCTCCATCTACCAATCATTATACTCTTTGCGCAGTTCTTTGGCAATCTCCTTGCAGCTCTTTCTGCCTGATTTGATGTTAGCAAAGTCACGCTGGAGCATAGTAAGATTACGCTCGCCTATCTCCTCTAGAAACTCTGTAACACGTCCCTCGACGTTGCAAATGTCTCCGTATAGGCGTATATCTTTCTCGATGCGCTCTAGGATCGTTTGTGTTACTGGGCTCTTAGGAATGTGGCACTGGATGCCAGCCATAACAAACTGTAGTGTCTCCTCTGACTCTTTTAGGTCTTGTTTAGTTTTCTGTGTCTTGTATGTCATTATAGTACTCCTCTTTGATTTGTTCCTTTAGACGACATAGTTCGTTTGAAGTGTTCGTGATCTTGGTGGATAGCTCTCTGAGCCATTCTTTCGTATCTGAGCTGAGGTAGGTAAGTCCCATCATCTGATACACTTGCATCGAGATAGATAGCAAATCTAGAGAGTGGCTGAACACATTCTTGTCTATTGATGCTATTGATCGCTCATCCTGTTTGAAAAAACGAACTGTATCACAGCCACTAGTGTCACGCCATACGCCGTCTTTATCCTTTTCTGATACATGCACTCGCAGATAATCGTCGGCGTTAGCTTCTCGTAAAGACATATTAAATTCTTTGATAGCTTCTCTTTTTGTGTGTATATCTGCTGTCGGCATTGGGTTATCTGTGAACACGCTTGTCACCGGCTCCCAGGTTTGCGCTTTACCGTCTCTTTTTACTGCTACGATTCTATACATTATTCTTGCTCTCCATTTAGTGCAAACCTCCGTTCTTTGATAAGATGATAATGAGTCTGTTCGTCCTCTATTCTCTCCTTAAGTTTTACGCTCAATATATTACAGCTGGATGCTTCTTCGATTGCTCTGCGATATTCCCTGAGTGCATCTGTGTACTTGCAATACAGATTGTCTGGAGAGTCGCCATATTCAAACCTGGCTTTGGTTGGGTTCCAATATACTGTAGATCCACTTTCACTGATGGCGTCAACTGTGTAAAATCTTTTCATTCTCCTTCTCCTTTAAAATTAATTGGATAATTCTTTCTCGTGCGTTGTAAACCATAATGTCCTCGATTACTTTCGTATCACTTTCTAAGTATTGATCTGTAATATCTGCTAGCATGCTAAACTCCCGTTGCTAGGTATACTAACCCTGATAGAGCTAGATATACCGAATATAGCAAGCTAAGGAATAGTACAGATAAGAATACTGTAGTGATAAAATCCATCCATAGTTTTCGTAATACGCTAGCTTGTCGATACTCATATGTTTCGTGTAGCCCTTCGATTGCTGTAGTAAACATTGTTATTCTCCTCTTTCTGCCCACCACATTGTTTTGTTGTTAGTTACTTGACTGTGCTCATCAACCAGCGCTGCCAGAGAGCTTTCATATTGCGTGCCCAGCTGTTCTTGATACGGAAGGCGTACCAGTCGTGGTGCATTTGCTCGATCATGCCCTCGTTTTCCATCTGCTCGAGTTTGTAAGTTACGTTGTCCATTGTTGTGTTCCTTTCCTTTGGTTATGTTTCTACTATACTCCGTGTTGCTTACGATTGCAATACTTTTTTACGACTTTTTCGAGTCTTTTTTACAACGTTTAGGTGAGGGCCAACTGGTATCCATTTGTCGTCTTGCCATAGGTATAATGTTAGGTCTTTATTTTGAGAAAATATTGTGCGAAGTAAGCTTGGATTTGCTCGAATGGCTAATGATACAACTCTCGCGCCAAGACGGCTCTCAGCGCGAGTTAATGGGCTATTCTTCATATTCTAGTGCTCCTAACGATTCAAGGTCTTCATCTGGTGTGTGTGGCTTCTGGCGTACTTTTGTTTCTGCATATATGTCTTTGTCGTCTGGATCGTCTAGCGCTGCCTCGCTGCTAGAGATGCCGGTTACTGGAGGTAGGTTGTCCATGCTCTATTTACCCTCTGTATATGCTTTAATGAATTTATCACGAGCTTCCTTGTTCGCCATAAGCTTAAAGTCGTGGCCGCAATGTTCTCGCCATGCCTTGGCTGCTTCAGCTTCAGGGCCTGTGCTGCGGTTATCTTTCTGATCGCCCATAGCGAGGCGCTGCTCTGGAGGCAATGCGCTATCTTCTTTGATCATCTTCATGTGCTGTACTGCACCCTTGGCAAACATTTCTGTGGTGCCGTCCGCCATCTTTACTGGCATGAGCCCGAAAAACTCTACCATTCTTTTTACTTCTTGTTGTGTGTTCCCTTCAATGGTGTGTACCGAGCCATCATAGGTGGTGATTTGATATTTTGTCATAAAGCATTTTCTCCTCTCTTGCTTATGATTCTATTGTATATCTAGTCACCGTAAAAGTCAACGTTATCGTAATCGATTTTGCGAGCTTTTTCCTCTCGCTGTCTTTGGATCAGCTGCTCGATCTGTGCTGCCTTAGTAATAAGGTCGTACACAGTCTTTACTGTTGGTTTAAACTCATATTGCCACTTAGGGAACATGAGCCGCATAAAGTCGAAATAGTTTACTGCTGACTCTAGGCCACGGGTGCGAACCACCTCTTTTACCCATTTGCGAGCCTGGTTGTGGTTCGTAATAGAGATACCGAGTGATTTTGCCGCATCGTAAAACGCTTTCTCTGCTGGGTCATAGTTCTTGCGTGCGCTCGTCATAGGAGTAGCTAGGTCACCGTATGGGTTAGCTGTAGCAGTTTGTTGTTGGGCTGGCGCGTTATTTGATACTGTTACTACCTCTGTTGAGGTGCTATTAGGCTGCGTATTAGCCTCGATTTGCTTGGCTGGAGCTTGCTCTGGTTGTTTCTCTGCTTCTACCGCGGCATCTGATTCGGCGATAATCTCTGCTGCAATCTCGTCAGAAAAGGCTTCATCGATAATATTACCGCGGCGATCCATGTTGCCTTGTTTATCGTTTCGCTTAATCCACTCGTTATATTCAGCATTGGTGAGCTTGCGCATCTTTATCTCACCGTTATCTACTGGCTTCTCCTCTGGTAGAAGCTCCTCAACAGTGGTAGCTGGAGCAATTATAGGGTTTTTGCTTTCTGTCAATTTACCGTTCATAAGCGCTTCAAAGCGGGCTGCTGCTGCATTATCGCCCTTCTTGCGGAGGCATTGGATTTTAGCCATCTGTAGCTCTCGTGGGCTGTTGAGAAAAATCTCATCATATTCATCATTGCTGTAATTTTCGACGACATTATTGAATGTTTCTGAGGCTACCTCCTCATCATATTTGTTATCGAGCAGCTCCTCTTCTGGGGTAGTAATTGTTGCTGGCTTATCTTCAAACGTAAAGTCATCCTTAACCTTAGCATCTTCCTTGTATGACTGCTCCCACTCTACTGGCCTTACCTCTGTGCCGTCTTGTTTGTATACCTTGCGGTTATCTTTATCTACGATGAGTAGCGGGTAAATACATTTACGCTTCTGGATACCCTTGCTTTTATACAACTCTACGTGGATCCAACCAGCCTTACTGAGTAGGCTAAGGTAGCGTTTGATTGTCCGAATACTACAGTAATTCTCACGTGCAAGCTTCTCATTGCCAACTTTAGCGTACCCATCATTCTGAGATAGATACTCGATCAACGTGTATAACTGTGCGATTGTTTCGTTGCATGTCCTGCCGTCCGCTAGGTAAGCACGAATAAGTGGCGCGTACGTTGTCCGGTAAAACCTGACTGGCCCGTTGTTACTTGTCATAATCTTTATCCTTTCCTGAAAACGAAAACCGCCTACCGAGATAGAACTTTGCTTGATAGGCGGTAAGCGGTTTACGTTTCCGTTCTATCTATTCTATCAAGCTGTCTTAAGTATAACGCACTAAAACAATTAAATCAATACCTTCCGCTTATCTTTTTTATAAAACCGCCAGCTTGCTGGCACGCTCCCGCGCAGGGAGCGTAACAAGGATGTTTTGTGAAAAATCGTTTTCCCGAGAGAACTTAATAACTAACTTATAGAAAGATCCTACTTAGAGTCCTACTTATGCGGGCCACTGCTGGCCCTATCCGCGGGCTCCCGCTGCTCCTATAGAGCGTTACCTGGTGACAAAATGGCCCTATACGCGGGCCACTGCTGGCCCTATAGACTTTCTGTAGAATCTCCCAAAAACCTCTTGCTTTTGCTTGTCATATGAGCTACAATAGAATCATAAGCAAGAGAGGAGAATTGCATGACACAACAAGAAATTACAAAACGTGACGAAAAGAGGGCTATGCAGCTTGCGCTGAAAAACCAGTACGAGCCAGTCGTTCCGCTCGCCAAGGGGATGATCAGCAACGCTGAGAATGAGAAGCAGACACTTAGCCTGATCGCCACCCTACACAAAAGCGTCCTAGGCCTCACCAAAACGGGCGAGATGCGTCCAATCGGTGACTTACGGGTATTTATGGCTATCGCCAACCAATACGGCCTTAACCCGTTTAAAAAGGAGATTTACGCTACATATATCTGGGACTCGAACCGACGAGGCGAGGAGTTGATGCCAATCGTGAGCATCCACGGCTTGCGCAAGCTAGCACGGAAGGGTGGTGTGTACACTCACACGGGCGCAGCAGAGGTTAAGAAAGATGGCGATAAGCTCCTGAGCGTCACAGTACCTGTGTTTGGTCGCTGGGACAACACGAGCACACCAATCGAGGTAACACGCTATACAGCCTACTACGATGAGTTTGTACGCACTAACCGTGAAGGGCAGCCAATGAGCAACTGGAGAACGATGCCTATCGTGATGCTTACCAAGTGTGCCGAGGCAAACGCTCTGCGTGCGGGGTTCGATATTGCAGGCATCTACGTAGAGGAAGAATTAACTGCTAACGCTAATAATGGAGAGGAGAGTGACGATGAGTAGAGTTGACCATTTGTCCTACTCGGCAATTGTGACGTTCTTAAACAACCAGGTTGAGTTTCAGAAGCGCTACATAGCAAAGATCTATGACAACCCTAAAACACCATCGCTAGTAGTAGGTACGAGCTTTCACAAGGCTATGGAGACCTTCTACGGTAAGGACGGCGGGAACGTGCAGGCTGCTATTGAGGCTGGCCTAGAGGAGATGAGCTATGTAAGCGACTCCGAGATTGATTTTGGCAAGACTGGTAGCCGCGAAAAGATGATGCAAGACTACACCCGCCTCGTAAACAAATACTTTGAGGAAGCGCCTCACTACGATGAAGTAGTAGACGTTGAGAAGCGTCTCGAGGCTAATATCGCCAACGTGCCTATGGTAGGTGTGATTGACATGGTGGTACGCGACAACGGTCTGCGTCTTATTGACTACAAGACAGTTACAGCCTACAGCCCTGACGATGAGGAGAGTTATAAGTACCTCATGCAGGCATACATATACCTCGTATTAGCAGAAGCGGAATATAATCAGGAAGTAACAGAGGTGGTATTTAAAGAAATAAAGAAAACGATCAACCGAGACGGTTCGCCACAATGTCGTGACGTTGCTTTTGATCGCCAGTCTGTCCTTGCTTTCGCACCTATCGCAAAGAAAATCATCACAAATGTATTTGAGTACGTGAACGATGACCGATCGAAGTTCTTCCCTAACATGAACGATCGGATGAATGGCGCGAACAGTATGGACATTATCGCCAATCAGCAAGAGGGTTTTGACGCCGCCAAGATCAAACGACAAGTACGAGTGGCTGATACTTTTGAGCAGCAGAACGTCGTGATCGATGATGGCACCGGCACAGACGAGGAGAAAATCCTCCGCAAGCTTATTGAGTTTGGTATTGGCGGTAAGATGGGTGAGACATATGTCGGGCCACAAGTGATCAAGTACACGATGCAGCCTAACCGTGGTGTAAGCATGAAGCGCATTGCAGATAAGGCTAGCGACCTTGCTATCGCCCTCGAAAGCGAGTCTGTACGTATCGAAGCCCCTATTGCGGGTACAAACCTCGTAGGTATTGAAATACCAAATAAAGATCGTAAGATTGTTCCTCTTACAGATGAGTACCTTAATCCTGGCACGTTCAAATTCCCTATCGGCATGGACGCCTTCGGTAAAGTTCACTACTGTGACGTTGTAAAGACACCCCACCTCTTGATCGCTGGCCAGACAGGCGCAGGTAAATCTGTTATGATCAACGTTATTTTGGACTGCCTCACAAAGCAGCTCACGCCTAAGCAGATGAAGCTCGTGCTTATTGATCCTAAGGAGGTTGAGCTTGCGGTATATGAGGGTGATGAACATCTAGACGGTGATATTATCACCAGCCCCAAAGAAGCATCGGACAAGTTCCACGCTCTCGTAGCTGAGATGGGGCGACGGTACAAAGAGTTACGAAAACAGCGCGTACGAGATATTGCAGACTACGAAGGCAAGATGCCGCGCATCATCGTGGTAGTAGATGAGTTTGCAGATCTGATGATGACGAGTAAGAAAAACCCACTATCTAACGTAGACTACGAGGGGCTCAAGGACGCCATCCTGGACGAGGTAACACTCACTGGCGGCAAACTTACCAAGGCGGCCCTGAAAGCCGCTGTGAAACGCGTCAACGATAACACACCACCTTCTGCCGAGGAGTCTATTATACGGCTAGCGCAGAAAGCACGGGCAGTTGGTATACACCTCATCCTGGCTACGCAGCGTCCATCGGCAGACGTTGTAACAGGGCTTATTAAGGCTAACATACCAACCAAGATCGCTTTTAGCGTCACAAACTCGCTCAACAGCAAAATTATCCTAGACGAGGTAGGTGCTGAGTCTCTTACCGGAAAGGGTGACCTGCTCTACAGCGACCCAACAGCAAAATCATTACAGCGCCTACAGGGCCTATATATCTAGAAAGGAGAATAAGTATGGCACGTACAGTAAATGACATGTTCAAGGCGGAGAAAATTAAATGGCTAGAGGATGCGCGGGCTACGGCCCGCCCCCCCCTCCAGACACAGCAGCATGTCACAATCGAG